TAAGGCAAATTACATCGTACATTTTGTAAAAAAATAATATATGCTTCACCTTCTTCTAGCGCATTCCCGTTTAAACCTGTAAAATCAATTTGTGCTGAATCCTGAGTTAACACTCCGTTATTGTTTGGAGAACTTGCATTTGGATTACCGACAAAAGTCCAGCCTCCACCACCTCCACCACCTCCGCTTCCGTTGGCTGCGTTGGTTATCCTCCCTTGTGCATCTACTGTAATATCTGCATTTGTATAGCTCCCCGCTGTTACTGCGGTATTTGTTAAGTTGGGAATTAGAACGTTTGGATTTGTTTTGTTTATTGTTATACCTGTTCCGTTATTTATGTCTGTTATAGCGGAAGATAAAAACCCTGTATCGTTATTAAATTCGCTTAGATTATCGCCCGTTTTTCTAAATCCTTTAGCACGCACATATGTTTCTATTGCACTTGCTTTAAACTTTACATCTATTTCATCACTTGCCCGTGTTCTATCGAGAATATCTCCATCTTGAATAGAATTATCTTCTGTTGGAAAATCTTTTCTTTGTACTCCCATTTTAAATTTCTTTTATTTTTTTACATACTATATTAACACCGTCTAAATTATAAAGTGCAATTTCTAAATCTCCATTAACAGCCTCTACTGCAAAAGAATCGTCCCCACATGGGCTAGAACTTGTCTCTGGCTCGCACACTCTTGTAAATACCCATGCCGTGCCCCCAGTTCCTGTAACTCTTACCGTTGCGACTGTGGCTATTTGATAGTCTGCGCTTGTGTACCTCCACCATAACCGTTGTTGTGTGTTTGGGCTTAGGGGTAAGGTAGATAAAGTGGGTTCTAAATTCTGGAATTCTGTTATTCTTGTTGGCACTGTTCCGATACTGCCGCCTATGTACCAAGTTGTGCCAACAAGCCCCGCACTGCTTTCGTCGTCGGCAGGGTCAAATGACCCGTAATTTGTATCGCCAGAAGCCATCGACGTTGTCGCTTTTTTAATTTCGTCGTGTATTATCTCGAATTTATCTATTACGCTATAGGCCTGGCAGTCTATTATTAAAATTCCCCCGTTGGGATTTAAGTTAAAATTCAGCTCCGTAATCCCTTTTCCTCCACTTAGTGCAGTTTCTCCACATCCGATTTCTTTAAATGGTGGCTCAGGCTCGTCGACTGGTGGGGGTGGGGGAGATACGGGGTTTTGAATATTAGTTTCTTTTACAAGTAATCTAAAATTCATCATAAAACCGTCAATAGGGCTAAAATCTATATTAATCCCATCTTCATATAGCCAGCCCGTTTCATAATTATCATCTGCATCTGATACTTGAATTAGCTTATAGCGGTTCTCGTCTTTCTGTAATTCAAATAAAAAATTTAAGTCTAAGGAGGCTGTAAATGTTACAATTTGCGGTTCGTGAATTGCATTAGCTAAATCGCTTGTTACATCTGTGTTTTCCGCTATTACTTTGCCCACAACTACTTCGGATGCATCGTTTGTAGCCTGTTGTGCTAATACATTACCGTCCCAACCTGTTAAGATGTATCTAAGTGGACGTTTCCAAAATATTTGAAATAAAAATCTTAAATGCCTGTGTAAATTCCTCAGCGGTGTAATTCTTAAATTTGGAAATCTTGAAGGGCTGTAAACATTTGCAATGTCGTAAAAGTTTTCAGCTGTTTCTGTTTTATAATTACTCCCGTCTAATACTAAGCACTCAATAAAATTAATATCATCGAAATCCTTTTTTTTATCGTCGAGTGGCTCTCTCCTTTGCTTTTCCCTCGCCCAACTGGAGGCACATAATGTTTTAACCTTGCTATTGTATTTTCTTACTGTCCCGTCTGTTTTTATCGTTCTTATATTCCTGTTGGCACTGTTCCAGTTACGGTTTTGGTTTGTTTCGTCGTTTAAAGAAAACTCATCTTCTCTTAAAAATATTTCATACCCTCCTTCGATATTCCTAAAAACGGTAACATCTGCGAATTGCTTGTTTATTTCGGGGATATCATTAAACTGCCAAAATACCTCGTCTATATAGAACTTTTCTCTTTGCTCTATTCTTACTTTTTCGTCTTTAAAATCTAACCCTAGGCAGTCGATAGCGTCTAAATCGCTAAATAGCTTAGATAAAGAAGTTTGAAAAGGTTTAGGATTGTTTACTTGTCTTATTTCTTCTCCATTGGCAAGCATTCTAAGCGAAGCCCGCCCGTTTTGCGGATAGTTATTATCTTGCCTCCCGTATAGCGTGGAAATTAAAGAATCGTTTAAATCGGATGCTATTTCAATACCTTGCTGCAATACTTCATAAATCAGATATGCATTTATTATGCTATTGCTTGCAGTTTGGTCTATTACATACGCTACTGTTATATTGTTAATGGTTGTGTTAATTGTCGCTTTTACTTCGGGGTTAATTACAAAGGGGTCTGCTGATCCCGTTGCGTCATGCTCTAAAAAAAACTCTATTCTTACTTTTTCGTTTGCTGCTAGATTTAGCTGTGTGCTAAAATCTAATTTTACATTATCGGAAATGCTTAACTTAGTAGTAAGTGCACTATTTATAATTTTTTGGTAAAATATGGTTGATTCTGAAACAATTTGCACGCTTGCAAATGAGATTTCTCGATAGTCTGGGTCGGTATCGGGTAAGTTGTCGGGGTTTGAATCTAAATCTACACTATAACTAAAATCTAGTGTTATTTTTTGCGTTACTGTTAAAGCATTACTGCTAGAAAATTGAATTCTAGTCCAAAAGCCAGAGAGAACTTCTATTTTCGTGTTTTCTAGTTCCTGCACTGCGACTTCTGCGGGTACAACTAAAAAGTTTATTGGCAGTGTGCCATCGTTGTATGCCTCCCTTTTGTATGTCCCACTTCGTAAAAGTGCCTTGCTTTGTGTTTGAAAGGGCTTAGATAGTAATAGTATTTGCTTTTTATCTTTTTCGCTTAATGTGTTTCGCTCTGTAGATAGAGTTTGCGCCATTGTGAAAGAATCCCCCCATCTATCTAAAACTTTTTGTTCGATGCCAACAGGCACTAACTCGCATTCTACCGTTATAAAGTTGGGGGTTTTGTTAGAAAATGACGGGTAACTCCTGCGCTTATCCTGTTGTATAAATGTAGAAAAATCTAAAAATTGAGAAGTTAGTAATAAATAAATATCTCCCTTTCTTATAAATAAATCTAGCTTAACTCGTGCATCTGCGCCCAATTCGTTGTAAGCGGCTTGAACAAAGTTTTTTGCGTTAAATGCAAATGAAATAGGGGAGTTAAAAAGAAAAGTTATCCCGTGGGTGTTCGTTCTTCTTATTACTAAGTTTGTACTAAATAAATTAATCGCATCCGCCTCCGCTATAATTGTATACGATGTATCTAAGTTAGTTAACGTTACTTTAAATAAATCTTGTAGCTCATCCATATTTCAAAAGTGCGGATTTTATACATTAAACTGTCCTTTCCGTGCTATGTACTGGGTTTTGCCTGCTTCTCTTTGGATTTCGGTCATTCCTATGCGGCTGTTTACGGTTATGCTTTGTCTTGCGAAAGCCTCGTTTAAATCTTCTTTCGTTAACCCCCCTTTATCTCCTATAACATTATTTAATATCCCTGTTAAGTCGGATAATGGGGCTATTACTTCGGGGTTGCTTCTTGCGTTTGCATATTCTCCTACCCTTGCGATTGTTTCTCCGCTTACTATACCCCCATTTGCGAAATTTGGTATAATGCTATTAAATAGTGCTGCTGCTGCTCCTCCTGCTAACCCTGCCAAAATTATAGGCACGGGCATTGGTAGTTTTGTTGTTGCCAAGGCGTTTCTTACTGCTGCTGCTATGCCTTCGGCTATTAACGCCGATACGTTGGCTTTGGCTGTTTTTAATAATTGCTTTCCGTATTCTTTTATCCCTGTTGATGTTTTTCCCATTTCCGTGGCTTGAATCCCAAAAGCTTCGCCAGAGGCTAACAAAGAATCCTTAAAGTCAAATTGCTTGTTATTTAATTCTTCCCATGCAGAAACAGCATTATGAACTTTACCAACGGTTATATCTAATCCTTCGTCTAATTTTGCTAAGCCGTCTAGCATTGCTTGGTTTGCTGTGGTGGTGTTTAGCTCCATTAACTTAGATAGTTCGCTAATCTGCTGTATTTTTTCTATTTGGAAGCCTGTATTAGTTGCACCGCCTTCGCTTGTGGCTTTTAGGGTTTTTGTTGTGCTTCCCCCTACTGTTTCATCTTTTTTATTAGCTTCGGCTTGCTGTGCTTCTAACTCTTTTAGCGTATTTTTAAGCTTATTTATTTTTTCGAGAGAGGTATCGTATAAAGTTGCTTTTAATAGTTCGCTTTTCCCAATCTCTTCACTTACTTTTGAAATGTCTTGGGCTAACTTATTAAATCCTAAGCTACCTAAAAACCCCGATATGTTAGAGGCGATACTTGCAAGGGTATTGTTTAAATATGTGGCGATTCCATTCCATATCTTAAAAAAGAAGTTCGCAATGTCTTTTAACCCCTCGTCTGTTCTTCCTTGCAATAAGTTAAATATACCCGTGTAAAACGATTCAAAAGCCCCTAAAATAGAAGACACAAACTTTAAGGCGTTTTTAATTTTACTTAAAAAGTTTTTTAATATGTAGCTGCCAAGCTTTTTAAATAAATCCAATAGCTTTAAAAGTGTAGGCTTTATTCCATTATACGTTTTTTTAATCGAGTCTAAAAATATAAAGAATAGTCCTTTTAGTTGGTTAAAAATAGGGAGTACCTCGGTTTTTAAAAATTTAGAGACTAGTTCCCAATTATCGTAAATAACAAAAGCGACAGCAGCAACGGCAGCAATACTTAATAATAGAGGGGCTAACGGAACCCCAAGCCCTGTAAATGCTAATGTTACGGATTTTATACCTGCTGCGAATGTTGGCAGCAATGAACTCATAGAGCCTATGGCAAAGATTAACGGGGGCAAGACGGCAATAACTCCCGCTATTATAGTTCCCCATTTTAAAATGGCAGGGTTGAGGCTAGATATTTTCCTAATAAGTTCCGTTACAATATTTATTAGTTTCTCTGCGAAGTCTAATAAGCCCGTGTCTGCAATTGCCAATTGAAGCCCCTCGAATGTGCTAGATAGCGTTTTCATCGCGGCGTTGAAGCCTTGCATTCTTGTTTTTGCTTGTTCGGCTGCGCTAACTTTTTTTATGTTCTCCGCTAGATTGTTAAACTTATCTGCTCCAGTATCTGCAAGCATTAAAGCTGTACGCATTGCATCCGTACCAAATAACGTTTCTGCAGTTGATATTTTTTGCTCTTCGCTCATCCCCCCTAACGCCTTTTTAAGCGTTTCGGATATTTCTGCCATACTTTTCATTTTGCCCGTGCTGTCGAAAAAGCTTATACCAAGTTTTTCCTGTAATGCTTTTGCTTCTTTTGTTTTGGGGCTTAACGATACTAAGAACGTTTTAAAAGATGTTCCTGCATCTGCACCAGAAGCAAATGCGGAGCTAGTGGCGGATATTGTAGTTACAAAATCGTCGAACTCTACACCAACTTTTCCCGCAACGCCTCCCGCTTGCGCTAGTGCTAGCCTAACATCGTCTATACTAAACTTGCTGTTTACGGTTGCACCTGTTACTCTATCTGCTACCATCCCAAGCTGCGAGGCGGAAAAATTAAACTGTAACATTGCATCGGTGGCAATGTCGGCTGCGTTGGCTAGGTTTGTGCCTGTGGCTGCTGCAAGTGCTAAAGATGCATCTGCTGCGCCTCCTAGTATCTGCTCTGCTTTTAGCCCGTTTCTCGCTAGTGTCTCTATACCCTGCGCTGCTTCTGTTGCGCTAAATTGGGTCGTGCTTCCTAGTTCTTTGGCTTTATCTGTTAGTGCTTTAAATTCGTCTCCTGTGGCATTTGTGATAGCTTTTATCCCCTGCATCGCCCCTTGGAAGTCTCCAGCTACTTTTATAATCGAAGCCCCGAATAAAGCAATGGGGGCAGTTAAGCCTATTGTAAGGCTAGAACCTACGCTTTTTAATCTTTCCCCGACTTCTTTAAACCCTCTTAAGTCTTTTTCGACTTTAGCCATAGCAGCGTTAAACTTGCTTAGATCTGCGCCGATTTCTACAAATGCGCTCCCAATTGTATTACTCCCTGCCATTTATTGTTTTTTTAATAGTTCTAAAGTTATCTTATACAATTCTTCGGGGGTCTTGCTTATCTTCTTTTCTTCTTTTTCAAAATACAACTTAATAATATCTTTACCTTTTACTTGGTCTCGCTTTTTAGTCGCATTTACATTTATAATCGTTGCGATTAGCTCTCTGGTATGCATCCACTTTTCTTCTTCTTTTTCAAAATAGGCCCTAAGCAATAAAGAAGCCTCTCTAGGCTCTAGTTCGTAGAAGTCGTTTATGTTTATTCCCGCTTTACCAACTAGCACTAAAAAGGCTTCCTCTACTTGCGCCCCTATTGTTTTCTTTTTTTTTGTGCGCTCCCGCTTTCGTCGCCCTCTAGTATTTTTTGGGCTTCCCCTATGGCTTCGGTAATACCTTCCAACTCTTCTTTGTTTTGCGTTACTTTATAGAATAGTTCATCTGCAAATATTTCTAAATCTAAAAAGCGAGGGTCTCTTAGTATAGATGGCTTCTCTCTTTTTGCTGCGGTCTTAATCGCATAGTAACACATACACGCTACACTTTCTAATTCGCTCATGTCGGCTTTTATTTTCATAAATGTCGAAAACCCGAACTTTGCGGGGAATGTTTCGCCTCCTATTTTTATTTCTCTTACCATAATTTTATGCGAGTAATAAAGTATCGTAACCTTTTAAACTTAAAGAATATGTTGCAAACTCGCTGTTTGCAGCAGAAACACCATGCGAATTAATCCACGCATTACCAGAATATGTTTTTAATATTGTTGGGATGGGTGATGGCGTTACATCGTCTAATACCTCCACTTTAAAAGCGAAAATAGTCCCTTGGTCTAGTAAATTGTAGAATTGCTGAATATTTACGGAATTTGTAGGGATAACTAAACCTTCTATTTCGGCAGAATAAGACTTGTCGCCCGGTGCGGTCTTTTTCCAAATCCCTTGAACTCCCGGGGTGTAGTCGTTCGAACACAAAGGTTCTTCTACCTCGTCCACCGATATATCCAAGCCAAAAGACTGTGCGCACCCAATTAAAGCATCTGGCGTGCCTGCGCCTGTAAGGTCTATATAAACCCTAAAAAATTCGCCTTTTACTGAATTTAAAGCCATAATTTTATTTATTTAATGTTTGAAACTGTTACCGTGTAGTGCTTACCATTTATAAAAACTAATGTAATGCCATTTAACTCTCTTGGCGTTGTAATATCCTTTACTCCATCGTTTATGTAAAAGAAGCCAGATAAAATTATGCGCTGATAGCTCGGCTTTGTGAATGTTACTCTGTAAGAGTATTTGCCTGCGTTTATATCTGTTTCCTGTGCGCTTTTCTCCAAGGATAATATATTGCTCCCTGCTCCAGAAATCGATAACCCGGTTGCTAAATCCGCTGAGATAACTGGGCTTACTTGGCTGTTTAGCACTTCAAACTCTATCGTGCTAAATGCAGTAAGGTCTAAAGGCAGCCCGCTATTTTCTGCGAATACAAAGCTAAAGTTCATCGTATTCGCTTTTCTTATTTCTAGGTCGATTCGCTCCGCTACATCGCCAGAAACTCTTCTAAATGTTGTGTTCATGCTTTTTTAATGCTTAATGTAAATTTTAAGGCTGTAATGTCTTGCGTGATTTGTTGTGGCTGAACCCTTGTAAAGCTTGTGATTATTTGTGTGTTAAAATAATATTTTAGATACTTATTAATAGCTTCTTGCACTATATTGTATATCTCAAAAGCATCATTAAAACTCTTTTTTTTCGTTACAATAGAACATAACAATATGTATTCTACTGGGAAACATGGCTTATCTTCTAATTGCAATATTTCGCTAATCCTTAAATAAGGGTGCGGAGTATTTGGCGGCACAATGGTATAAGCATTTATCGGGTTGGCGTTAAATCTGCAGTTGTCGAGTAACTCCACTAAAGAATATATAATTGTCTCTAGTGTATTATTATATTTTTTTTGCTGCATTCTTAATGTCTTTTAAAAGCTGCTCTTCTTGCATATCTAGTGCCGTCTGTAAATATGGTTTTATGCTCTCTTGCGGTGCTGCATATTCCACTTCGCTACCTACTGTTATTATGTAGTCATCTTCTAGTTTTGTTGAATCTGTAGTTATAGAATTTTGTAAAATACCAAATCTTACATTAACTTCTTTTTTTGCTGTGCTTTCTATTTCGAGCGCATTTATAGATAACGCCCTTTGTACCGCCCTAAGCTTCAGAATTTTCTTATTTATACTGTATTTGACTTTGAACTCTAGCATCTAATGTAATGTACTTTTCCTTTATTGGGCTTAGGTTGGAAATAGAATCTAAATATATTTGCTCCCCTTTGTAAAATATTTCTTTTGCATTTACAACCCTTTCTAAGTTTTCCCGCCTTATTGTTATTTCTAAGCTTTGGGACGTTTGCTGATTGCCTTCTACTACATTCGGCATTATCGCCCGTTTATTTATTTTTACGTTGCAAAATATATGCGTTTCCGTTATATTATACTCCCCTATACCTCCGAACTTGTCTTTTAATAATTCTGCGGTATGGAGGGTTATTAATTCGTTTAATGGGGTTTTTAGTTTCATTTATGCAAATCTTTTTTTAACTGTTATAGAGTTTAACAACGGCTTAAAAAGTGTTGGCAGCTCTGTTGCGTGGTAAAGAGCGAAAGCATATTGCAAAATTAAAGCTTTGGCGGTTTCCCTCTCTCCGCTGCTTAAATCTGTTTTCTGCTCCTTTCTGTCTACTATTATTCTATTTATTTGCTTTTCCAAGAATAATCTACTAGCTATCTGTATTGCATTTATCTCTACTTCATCTAAATCGAAATCGACCCTTAATTTTGCTTTTACCTCGTCGATAGTCGCCAATTCCTCACCACAAACCGCCCCCAAAAAATCGGGGGCGGGTGGAAATTGAGGTGCTTCTGGGTAACTTGCTGTGTATCCCATTATCTTATTACTAAGCTCCTAAATCTGTTTTAAGTGTGCTAAACGTAAATTTCGCAATTGCAGAAGGTAATAAAGGCACGCCAACGGCTCTAAACTCTACCCTAATGGTTTGCAAGTTCTTAGTTGCATTGTCTGCGTGCTGCTCGAAGAACCTAACATTTAACCCCTCTCGCATTAAATACAAATAGGCACTTCTAAACGCCCCCATTAAACAAGCGCCTTCTGTTATGCTGTTGTGTGCAATTACAGGGATTCCGTAAATTCTTAACCCTCCGTTGTTATCGTAAGACGCGACGTTATCCAGTAAAAACAACTCCCCGTTTTTCGTGCCTACTAAATTATAGAAGTCGGCAGGGTTGAGCAATATCGCATCTGCTCTGTATCTCGTTTTAGCTAGATAACTTAACCCCGCTCTAATACAATCTATATCGGTGGCTGCTGCATCTGTGGCCGCTCCAGAATTTGCCTGCGTTACTGTTGTGGCATCTTTTATTAGCCCCGTTAAATTAGATGTTAAGCCCGTTCCATTTATAATTTGTTCGTCTTCTACACCTAAAATCCGTTGAATCATAATTGCTTGGATCCAAGATTGTAATTGCGACCTGTCTGATAGCATTTGATTTGATACGGTGGCATGGGTTGCAATAACTTGCACGGGGAAAGTTTTCTCGATAAAATTAAACTCAGTTTGTGGCTTTTCCGCTGCCTCTAGTACTGTTGCAGGCGGCGCATCTGTGACTGCGGGGAATCCAGTTGTAAACGTTACGGCATTTGTTTCGCCTGTCGTGCCATTTGCAACTAAGTTTCTCGCCCGTGTGGGGTCTGCGAAGGGGTCGTTATAAATTGGCGTTAACTGCGTGGGCTGAACCACCTGCCCCGTAAAGCTTCCAGATTGCGACATTAAGCCTTTTGTTTGGAGTTCTAAATCTCCATTAACAGACTGCAAACCGCCATTTTTAAACTGTGTAATTTTATCAAAAAGCTCATCGCCTATCATTTTGTTTTTTTCTGGGCTGATGGGTGCAAATGCTTTAGCTTGCATCTCTATGCTGTCAAGCCGCTTATTTGCTTTTTGCTCCTTTTCGATAATTTCTTTGTGTAATGCAGTTAACTTCTCTTCCGCCTCTTTCTTATACTCCACGCCCATCTCTTGGGCTTTTGTTTCTATTAGTGCCTCAAGCCTTTTAGCTGTTTCTTGTGTCTTGTTTTCTTCCATCCTCTAAACGGTTTAAAAATTCTTTAATTAAAATCTCATCGCCCGTTTGAGTGCTTTCTAGGCGGGTCAAACTTTTTATTATATTTTGGGAGTTAGAAAGGAGTGCGGTTTGCGTGTCCTCTTTTATTTTTCCCTCTTTTATATACCTATTTACTAAAGTAAAAAAATTGTCTATTAGTTCTGGGTTAAGCGATTCTAGCGATTTAATGGCTGTTAAAGGTGTGTTTTCGTTCGCACCCCATAATACGGTAGAGCCTTCTAATAGTTGCGCCTCTAATATTATATTGCCCTCTTGGCTTTTTTCTTCTTTTAGATTGTAAAACCCTACAGAATGCTCTTTTAAAATTCCTTCTTCGTACATTATTAAAACATCCTGCGCCAACCTGCTTTTACTTATTTTGGAAGTAAAAAATAACCCTTTGTCGTTTATTGCCAACTCTGTAATTTTTGCGATTGGCTCTTTATGTTGATATAAATGCGCTATTCTGCTGTTAGAAGCACTTTTAAAATGCGATACTGAGCGATTAAATGCCTTTTGGCTAAAAATATCGCCGTGTGCATCTTTTGTATTAAAAGAGGCGAAGTATCCTTGTATAATGCCCTCTTTCTCGTTTATGTCTTTAATCTGTGCGGTCGGCTTCATCCCGCAGCTTTTAAAAATTTTTGTTTTCATATTTCGCTTTCTCTTTTATATAAAAGTGTACATCTACATTGTATTATTTCCTTTGCTTCCCCTGCTGGGTCGTGGGGGCGTTGCATTAACGAGTTCCCAACATTAAACGCCTCGCCCATATCTCTATATTCTAATTTATTGGCAGCTCGGTGGGTTTTTCTTTCCCTGTTATCTATATTCGCCTTCCATTTTTTTTGAATGCTTAACTCTGGGAATTTGCCCGCTATCTCTTGCGCTTTTGTATATGCGCCATAATTAAAAGCCCCGTTTATTTCTGTTCGCGCAATAACAAGCGCTCGATTAATAGAAATAATAGGCATAGCATTACTAAATAGCTCCGCCGTTTTCTTCGCCCCAAACCCTTCATTTATTGCATTTTGTATAATGGTTCTTATTTGTCCTCTTATCGTTTCCGTTATTTTCGTTACTTGAAAAAGCGCAAATCTTTCTATATAAGTGTCTATTAAAAAATCGAATTCGTTTTTTTTAGAAAGTAGTCTTTTCTGTATAAGATTACCTGCTAATTTTGCGCTCCTTTTTATCCTCTGCTTTATAATCTCCTCGCTTTGCTGTATTTGGAAGTATTCTACTATTGTTAGCATCTCCGCATTGTTCGCTGCATCTATTTTTGTGTGCAAATAAGACAATTCTGTAAATAAAGATTTAGAAAGAGAATTGTATAAAATTCCCTCTTGCTGTATAACAGATTTATCATATTGCTTCATGTACTCAGCATTATTCATTTTTTATAAAGTTTCATCCCTGAGTGTTTTTCCTGAAAATGTTTTTTCTAATATGTATCGTGGTACGTCTGCATCTGGGTGGCTATAATCGGATTCCCCCCATGCTGTTAGCTGTTGGTTTATGCTTAACCAATCCGCTTTACTTAACGCCTCCGCTAGTGCTTTTTTATCTTGCTGCAATTCGGGGACGTTGCGAGTATCCACCTCTAAACTTAAAGAACTATCCCCCCATGTACTTAACACTTCCTTCTCTATGCTTTTTAGGAAGTTCCTAAAATTAGGGATTGCGCAATTTGTATATAGCTGCTTTCTCGCTTCTGTAATATTGTTATATGTGCTGTTTTCGTCGTACGCCATTAGCACAGATGGCACATTATAGAGCCCTGCTATCTTTAATTCTGTGTTTTTGTCTATCTCTACGAGTTGCATATCCGCCCCCTTCATCCCTATTTGAACCCATTCCAGTGCTTCTGATAACATAGGGAACTTCCCCCACTCGTTCTCTCCTGTAAAGTTAGCTCTTAGGTTTTTCGCAACATCTTCTAAAGAAGCTTGGTCTAATCCTTGTGAATCTTTTGCGACTAATACCCCACTCATGCCTCCATTTTGTAGTATCTTACCGCTCGCTGTCCTTACACTGTTATTGGTGGTTATAAGCCTTTTTGCGGGTTCTAGTGGGCTCATTCCATATAAACTTTTGTAGTCTAGCTGCGGGGTCTTTCTGTGCATTATGCTGTTGGGTTCTATCGCCATCTCGTTAAGATATTGTATTTCGTACCTTAAAATAGGGCTAAAATAATTATCGCTTTGTACAATATTTACAAGTTGCGACGGAAAGTTATGCAGCTGCATTACTTTCCCTGCATTTACTCCAGTCTCGGGGGCTATTTTGTAAGTAAATGCATTTCCCGTTATTAGGTAATACAATATTTCTATATTAGCATAATCCCAAAAATTCTGATGCTGATTTGGCTGCTTTAAAAAATCTAAAAATGGATGAACATATATTTCTTCTTTATTACCGTCTTCGTTTGTCTTTATTAGTTTGTAATCTAGCTGCGAAATAGCCCCCGTAATTAGCGTTACAGTTCTATAAATCGTATCGTTAAAATTGTAGGTTTTTTCTATTATGTCCTCGTTATTAAAATCTGCAGTTTTATAAGCATTACCAAACAACTTATAAAATGCACGGGCGAAAGCCACATCTTTAGCGGGTGTCTTTTTAAATGGATTTTTAAGAAACTGAAGCATATAAAGGTCTTTTTTTATTTAATATTAATTCTGTAAACCCCCATACTAAAGCATCCATTCTATCGGGGGAGATTTTACTATTTGTTGGATTGTAGTATTTTAGTTGTTCTTCCAGTTGCTTAAAATTACCGACGTGCTTAATCTTATCCTGTTCGTATAAAGAGTATATTGGCTCAGCTCTTACTAGCTTTCCTTTTGTAGCGGTTACTAGTTTTATTTTTCTTGTGCTATCATATTGGCGCAGAATGTGGTAAACCATATCGCCCCCTTGGTTCTTTTCTGCTACATAGTTAAATGCCCCCCATTTTTCGGCTGCTAGTTTTGCTGCTTTTGCCCATCCTTCGGGGCTATATCTCCCGCTAACATCTTCTAAAACATACCCGTTACCCTCTGCATCTCTCCCCACTACAATAATGCCCGTCTCATCAGAATCTGACGTGTTTGTTGTTGCTGGGTCTATTGCTACAATCGTTTTAACTATCTTTGGAAGCTTAAAAATATGACAATTGTTAATAATTTCATCATTCCAAAGCAAGCCCCCCACATCATCTAGCCATTCGCCTAAAAAAATGTGTTTGTACCTCTTTGGGTTTAGCCTTTTGGTCCTTTCTATCTCTAGTACATAGTCGGGGTCTAAGTTTTTTATGTTGTCTAGGTATGTTGTATGTATGTGCGTAAAATCAGCTCTATTTGTATTTATAAATTTGGAGTAAATAAAATGATTTTTATTTGAGGGGTTCATTACTAAAATAATTCTGTTTCCAACCCCCTTCATCCTCACCGTCTCTGCGATTTTTTGAAACTCCTCATAATCGGTCATCTCCTCAGCTTCATCTAACACGAAAATATTCATATTTTTTGTGCCCTTAATTTTTGCGGTATTTGAGCCTGTTGATGTTTTAATGCCAGAAAAATAACAAATTGAATTAGTGGAGGGGTGCGCTATATCTGTTGCGCCTATTATAAACTGGTTTCTGTATGCCTCCCCTCTTAAAGCTATCTTTTCTTCAAACTCGGGAATAATAGAACGACGGGCGGAGGACATCGTATAACGAGAAAACATAATTACCTGATTGGGCAGGGTCATATATTGTGCGACGGCATCTGTAACAGTGAAGGATTTAGCTGAAGCTCGCCCCCCTGTTACAATTGTGTATCGTGTTGGAGGGGTCTTAGTGTATAGCGGGGCATATTTATAATTAATTTCTATCATGTTCCTTTTTCTTCTTCTAATTCATCGACCCATTTTGTAGGAACTAGGACCTTAGTAACTGTTTGCATTTCGTTCTGTCCGTATCCCCTTACCCTTCCTTTTGTTTTTAAATAAAAAATGATTGAAGTCGTATCTCCTTCTTTAATCTTTGTAAAAAGCTTAGATTCTGCGAAGTCTAAAGCAAACAGGTCTAACTCTTCTACGCTTTCCCTATAATCTTTATCCTCTTTTATCCATCGATAATGCTTTTGTCTCTTTATTTTAGCTAAATTTGCAGCATGAGACACAACCCCCATAGTTTTTTCTAAGCTTGCTAACATGGCTTTTTTTTCTTTCGTTGTGTTTATCTTTTTTAAGCTGTCCATAATGTTGTAATAATAAACAATATTGTCAATATTTTAAACATTTCTATAAAGGTTAATTCCTTTATGCAGGGATATTTGCTAAAATGGTGCATCCCCTTGTGGGACGGGTCTTCGGGCATTGTTAAGTCTCCTTTGTTGGTCTGCAAAAAAAGGGTCGTTAATTGGGCTGCTTTCAGCCGTGCTTGTCTTTTTCTTTGCCATTTTCTTTTTCGCTTATAGTTTTGAATAATTTATTTCCTGTTTCTGTTTTTTTAGAAACTTTGTACTTGTCTAAAATTCGCCTGTGTATTTCGTAATGGAAGTCGTACACCTCCGAATTTTCTTCTATCGTAAACATCTCTAAACAGTTGGAACTTCTTAAATTTGCACTTCCATAGATAGAACATTTATTTCCCTTCTCCGTATCGAACAACGCTACTTTGGTGTGAGTTCTACAAACTGCGAACTCAAAATTGTAATCTTCCATTATTTTAATCATCTCTTTTACAAAGGTGTTTCGATAATGCGAATAGAAATAATCCGATATTATAAGATTTAACTTCTTTATGTTCCCCCACTTAAATAGCCATACCAACCCATCTATATTAGTTAAGTTTAGGCTTAGTGTAGAGATAGTAAGCTCGTTTATTTTAAAATTAAAATTGTAAATAAGTTCTTGTATAAAATCCCCAAATATAAAAGAGCCATTCACATATGCGATTGCTCTTTCTCCCTTTTTTAGGGAAATCTTTTTAGCTAGTTCGGCTGCGTATTCTGCTAAAATTTGGTTTTCCTTTAAAAGCTTCGGGCTATTGCTTTTTATATACACATCCTCGTCTAAAAATAACTTGGGTTTTTCTTCTGTTGCTCCAAACTCGAAGTTAACAAAACTGCTATTATCCTCTGTTAGGTCTTCAAACTCGAATGTTTCAAATTCCTCTCGTTCTTGCATAGGTTTCTATTTTTTATTAATCAAAATCCACATCGTAAAAATGTTTTTTTTGAATGCTTCTATATTTTTGTTAAACTCTTCTTTGTATGGAGATGTCCTTACGTTTAACACCTCCTTATACATTGTTTTTTTTGGAATGGAGAGTAATATTCTTGTATTGTGGTTAATTCGTAATCTTCGTGTACGTGTCCCTGCCAGATTAAATCTGCGTTATTTGTAGAGGCGTTTAACCTTTGGTGCTGTATTACGCCCTTTGTTACCACTCCTCCACCTCCAGAGCTATGAAAGTATTTTATTATGTGTTGGTCGCTTAATACTTTTGTTATTACATACCCGCCATACCCACCGAGCTGTACGCTCGTACCGTGTACAAAATTAAACTTTTATACAAAAGCCTTTAAGATGTCTCGCTCTTGGTATCTTATAATGCCGGTTTCGTGGTTTCCATACCCTAATAACAGAATGTTATCTTTAAATGGAGCGAACCATTCTATAGCCTCGTCTATAACGGTTTGCAAATAGTCTGCTTTGTTGTGCTGCGGTCTTATGTCGTTTTTACTTCCCCTCCTATCTCCTTTCCCTTGCATTACACAAAAAAAAAACACCATTAATAAGTACCTTTGGCGTTTTGTCCCTTTGCTTGCTTTAGGTGGTTTTTAAGGATTCCCCGCTTACATTTTGGGTTGTCGAAATGCAGGTCTGAAAGAAGTATCTATTTT